GACCACAGGCTTTACCGGTTCTTACATCTTTCCATTCTTCTTTGAACCAGCGTTTAAGTGCAGCGCCTTTAGCTGTCTTGCGAACTGCCATTATTTTCCTCTGTTTTTTCTACACTTAGCAATAGCTCCTGAAGCATAAGCGCTAGGAAATACCTTATACTGAGCTTTTACTTTTCTGTAGCAGGCATCTTTTACCGTGCCACCTTTTTTAAGAGCAACGGGCTTTTTAATTTTACCCATGCCACGACATGCCATCATAATTATCTTCCAGCTCTAGTTTTACCACGAACAGCAATGCCATCCCGTTTACATTTTTTAACCATACCACCTTTTTTGTAAGCGCCTTGGCCTTTTAAAGCCTTGTCCATATCTTCTAGGCCTTTTTTATACCCTACATTTCTTTTTTCTGTTCCAAAAGTTTTATTAGCTACTTCTTCAATTTTTTCACCAATTCTACCTAAAGTTCCTTCGTCTTTGGCATCTCCTCTAATATTAAAATTCTTTTTAGCTTCAATTAGACCCCTTCTATATCCGCGTGCATATTGCAATTGCTCTTTTTTAGCTTTCTTAGAAGTTCTACCTTTTACGCCTTTAGGTTTATCGTTTGTATAAGTAGTGTCAGAATTACTAACAACTTCATTATCTACTTCACCACCATTATCATATTTTTTCATAATTACACCATCCTTCCTTTTGTTTTACCACGAACACAAATGCCATCACGTTTACACTTAGATTGTTTTTTATGAGCTGAATCTTTCATAACTTTCCCATCTGGCATACGATGATAACCCTTTTTAACTTTACCGCCTTTTTTCATATACCCCATATTATTACGAACACTTTCAGGTAATTTTTTTAAGCCTGTATTGTCTGGTGTTTTTAGCATACCACCTTCAGCTTTTTTATGAACCCGACCACCACAGCGTAAATCTTTTGCTACATCTTCCAAATCTTTATTTTTTTTCTTTTGCTTTTTTAAAAATTCCGGCGTAATTGCGTTAAGTATACTTTCTCTAAAACCTCTATTTTCTTCTGTGTCTCTTTTCTTAACATCTTCAGCTGCTTTTTTTGTTTTAGCATCCATAACTTGATCATCTTTTTGCTGCTTTGTTGAAATACCCATTTATTTTCTCCTAGACTTTTTACCTTTAGTAAATTCTTTGCCTACCTTTTGTGGTACGCCTACTTTTTTTGCGAACTTTTTATTATGTGCTACAGCCTGCATAAACTTTTTTTGCTTTTTACTTTTTGCTGGCATCGCGTTCTCTTTCTAAAGCTTTAATGTATTCTCTGTGTTTCTTAGCATCAAACTTTTTGCCTTGCACAGGTTTTACAGGTTCTTCTTCAGTTTGAACAGCTACTTCTGGTTTGCCTACAAAGAGTTCTTTTAAAAATTTAAACATATTATTTATCCATCCAATGACCTATAAAAAAAGCAACTACCGCACCAAGACCACCACTGAGCCACATAGCTACTTTTTTACCACCTTTGAATTCATCAAGTGTGCTTTTGATTTCATCAATGGATTTATCCATCTTATCAACTTTTGTCATAATGTGGTCTATATCTTTTTTCATATGTTGTATCTCGGCTGAATGCACTGCTACAGTTTCTTTAACTTCTTCCATTTTAACATTTCCACCTTCTACGCGCTTGACGTAATCTTGAGTTAGGGTCTTTAGCTGCTTTTGGAAAATCTCGCATTTGACCTGCAGAACGAGCACAGAACGACTTACGTCGTTTAGCGTCTTTAGAACCTTTTTTTGGATTTCCTGTAACAGCGGTTTGTAATTTAGAACCAGGATTAGCACGACGATAGGCTGCGACACCTTTCTTCGTCATACCTGCACCCTGCTTAGTCGGGCGAAAGTTACCCGACTTTACAGAAGTTTTAATCCCCATTCCCTTTTTCTTAGTCGTTGCCATTTATACGCAATCTCCTAGAGCTTCCCACAGTCTTTTTAGTTCTTCACGCTTTTCTTCGCGTTTTTCACTTTCTTTTTCCAAAGACTTGTCAGGCTCTTCTTCCATGATTAACCATAGAATATTGTCACTGCGTCTGCATTGGTTAATGCGCAATAGACATCAGTTTCAAACAATATTCCCTCACCTGGAATAAATACATCGTTACTACTTACCACGGCTGGAGTATTCACTGTTAACTTAGTTGCACCACCAGAACCACCGTCTTTTAGAACGATAGTACCTGCGGTACCAGTTGAACGATAATGAATACTCTTCACTCTAGCACGATGTCCTACAGGAGTACCTGTTGCCCCAGTTTGCGTGGCGGCTTTTACATCGGTTTGTTGTGCCATGTTAGCCTCCTAATTAAGCAATAGTTGCGAGTGGTGTAGAAAGTGTTTCAGCTTTCCATGTAGAGTTAGTACCATCATCAGTGATACATGTTAGTTTAACTCTTGCATTAACTGCTGTTGAGTTTACTAAAGTTAATGTATCGCCTGCAACGTCACTTGCTGGGTTAGCAGCTGTGCCACCCATAAGAGATAAAGCACCGTAGAAATTAGATACTGCTGAACCTGGTAATACAAATGTTACTGTTGTACCAGCACCTACTGCTGTAGTAACAAAGAATTCATAGGTTGTACCTGGGTTATCTGTGCTTAGAGCTGGCATATTAACAACAATATCACCTGTACCATCAACAGTAAAAAGAGTACCTGATTGAGCACGAGTAAGTGTTGTTGTAACTGCAGCACCTGTGTTAAGAGTTGTATTATCTACTACGACTGGTCCATTAAAGCCAGCTGTGGATGTGACTGGACCTGAAAAGGTTGTACTTGACATTTTGATTTCTCCATACAAAGTTAAGCTTATCCGTCGTGTATGCGTCTGCTGGGGCAGTCTGATAAGCTGGATATTCCCAGATAAATAAAATCATACGCTATTTCATGTAATTATACAACAAAAAAGGGGCCGCAGCCCCTTAATCTAATACAATAATAATTACTTGTTCATAACGTACATAGTTACTTCAAAGCCAAATCTCATTTCTGTAGCAGCTGGTTTAGTCCACATAATGTTTCTCCTTAAATTTAAATTTCAGCATTGCTGATAAGTGAATAATACCAAAGAGAAATACATAAGTATCTAATGAAATGTATGAGTTTTAGGTAAAGAAAAACCCAGCCGAGAGGGAGCTGGGTTTTTCAGGAGGAGTGCGCTTACAAATTAAGCAGCACCTTGAGAGCCCCACATGCCGAGGGGATCTGACCAACCAAATGAATAACGCTCACGAGCTTTGTAACGTACGTTACCTGTATCGAAGTCGCCATCCATTGATGTAGTTAATGGTGCACGAACAAAATGTTTTAGACCATTTGGTACATCGGTTGTTAAGAAGTAGCCATCAGTATCTGTTAAGAAATGATTGATAGCATAGCCTTCTGGAATCGCACCATTTGACTTGATCGCGTTGATGTCGTTATCAGCAGTAGCTACACGTAGCTCTGTTTCTAATAGACGAGTTGCAACGAATTGCAAGTTTGGTGGGATAATAAGTTTACGTGGTTTAGCAGCAATTAATAAACCTCTTTCATCAGTCCAACCAGCGATTTGAATCACTGCATTTTCTAATGAAGTTTCGTTTAAGTCAGCCGCAACTGACTGTGTATTACTGTTAGTACCACCATTTACTAGTGGGTGATCTGTAGCAAATAATTTTTTGCCGTCACCGCCTGTGTAGCTAGCATTAAAACCATTATTAAGAACGTTAGCAGCTTTCACTTGTTTAGTGTTAGCCATTGAACGTGCTAATGCTTTAGTGTAACGAGCAGATAAAGTGTCGTAGAGGTTATCTTCAACAGCTTCTTCTGTTAGTGAGAAACCTAAAGCAATGGTTTCGTGGTTGTATCTAGCTGTCCAAGCTTCTTGAGCATTGTCATAAGAGATGGCAGAACCTTCTCCTTTAACAGGTGCATTACCAAAGCCTGATAGTTTTGTTTCTTCTTCAAAGGATCTTTCTGAAGATTCAGACTCGTAGATCTCTTTGTGCTCTTCGCCATAACGCTGGTATTCCATTCCGAATAAAGCATTAAGGCCAGGGAGCAATTCTTTTAATAACTGCGCTCTTGAAATTGCCATGATTTATTCTCCTTATAAGCCAGCATCACTTGTGAAGCGATGGAAACTTGGGTTAAACTTAACTAACACTGCTGCAGTTGATACATCTGGAGCTAGAGCAACAATTTTAAATGCTTTAGCTGTAGTAGCAACTGTTGCGTCTAACTGAGAAGTTGAAACGCCAGTAGT